AATTTAAAGTGTATCCATCTGCATATGCTAATATGTATGGATCAGCAGTTTGTTCTGGTAAAATAAAACCAGGCGGAAAAAAGAAAAAGAAAAAATAATGGCAGGTGGTTTAAGAAAATGGGTAGCGGAAAAATGGGTGGACATAGGAGCTCCAAAGAAGAATGGGAAATATCAACCGTGCGGGAGATCAAAGGGAAGCAAGAGAGCATATCCAAAATGCGTCCCACTTGCAAAAGCCACACGAATGACAAGTTCGCAAAAGGCGAGTGCTGTCAGACGAAAAAGAGCTGCAGGTAATACTGGACCTAAACCTAAAAACGTTAAAACTTTTATTAGGAAAAAATAATGGCAACACCAGCATGGCAAAGAAAAGAAGGTAAGTCTCCATCAGGAGGATTAAACAGAAAAGGTGTTGCATCTTATAGAGCAGCAAATCCAGGTTCAAAATTAAAAACTGCTGTTACAACTAAACCATCAAAATTAAAAAAAGGATCTAAAGCCGCAAACCGTAGAAAGAGTTTTTGCGCGAGGATGACTGGAATGAAGAAAAGATTAACTTCAGCTAAAACAGCAAGAGATCCAAATTCAAGAATTAATAAGAGTCTTAGAAAATGGAATTGCTAGGTGGAACCCAGTAAAATAAATAAATTAAATAATTTTATAGCAGGTTGGTACATAGACAAAAAAGTCTGTGATGATTTAATTAATTATTTTGAAAAATCCTCAGAAAAAAAACCTGGAGTAATGAGAATAGGTAATGAAGTTAAAGTATTTAAAGATAAAAAAATATCAACAGATCTTCGTATTGATCATGATAACAATGATATTGAAATTAAAAATTACTATAAACAATTAAACAAAGTATTAGAAAAATATAAAAATAAATACATATATTGTGATATAAATCAAAATGAATGGACTATTACAGAATCATGGAATATTCAAAAATACAATCCTAAAGAAGGTTTTTTTAAAGAGCATTGTGAAAGAGCTAATTTACATAAATCATCTAGACATCTTGTATTTATGACATATTTAAATGATGTCACAGATAAAGGAGAAACACATTTTTTATATCAAAAATTAAAAGTAAAACCTGAAAAAGGACTAACATTAATTTGGGGAGCAGACTGGACTTTTACTCATAAAGGTATTACATCTCCAACTCAAATAAAATATATTACTACCGGTTGGTATAGTTATAGGAAATAATGAAAATGATAGATAAATTTATGTACACACTATTTGGTGCTATTGACAAATTTTTTGATACCTTTATACCTAATCAATATGAGAGACTCAAAAACAATAGAATCTTTTCTTCAAAAAAAGAAAAAGAAAGTGGAACTGTTAATATAACAATCAACAAAGGAAAGTAATGGAAGATATAACTATAATAATAACTAAAATACAAAAACTATTGAAGGTATCATATCAAAATATTGGAGACACACTTATAGCGGGTGGGGTTGACAATATGGAGAAATATAAGTATATGCTAGGACAGGCACATGCCTATCAATATATATCACAGGAAATCTCTAACCTGCTAACTAAGAAGGAGCAAAATGAAGTTAAAGGAGAAAACGTCGTCGACCTTAGAGGAAACTCAAAAGGAGATACCAAAGGTTAAACTAGCTTTGGAAGAAAAATACGATCAACAAAATCAAAAAGAATACGAAGAACATAATTCAATAAAAGATAAGGAATCATCTAAACTTCCTCAACCGACCGGTTGGAGATTATTAGTTTTACCTTTTAAAGCTAAACCTAAAACCAAAGGTGGTATTTATTTAGCTGATGAATCTATTGAGCGATCACAAGTTGCATCTACTTGTGGTTTAGTATTGTCCATGGGCCCACATTGTTATGACAAGGAAAAATTTCCTGAAGGTCCTTGGTGCAAGAAGGGGGATTGGATAATCTTTGCAAGATATGCAGGAAGTAGAATTCAAATAGATGGCGGGGAAGTTAGACTTCTAAATGATGATGAAGTATTAGCTACAGTGAAAGACCCCGAAGATATCTTTCACCAATTTTAACATAGGAGGATACTATGCAAGAAGCAGAAAAAACTGTTGACATTGATACGTCAGGTCCAGGAGCCGAGATTGAATTACCGGAAGAAAAAAAACCTGAATCAGAAATAGAGGTATCAAATGACATTGAAAACAATACTGAGTCCAATGACTCAGCTGAGAAATCTGATGAGCAGTCTACTGTTCAAGCAGACACAACCACGGACCAAGGAACAGAAAAAGAAGAACAAAAGAAAGAATTAGAAGATTACTCTGAAGGAGTTAAAAGAAGAATTGCTAAGTTAACTAAAAAAATGCGTGAGGCAGAAAGAAGAGAAGCTGCTGCTTTAGAATACGCAAAAAAAGTTCAAACTGAGCAAGAACTTCTTAAGACTCGTTATTCTAAATTAGATACAGGTTATGTATCTGAAATGGAAAACAGAATTAAATCTTCAATGGAAGCTGCAGTTAGTAAATTAGCGAAAGCTAGAGAAGATGGAGATTTGAAAGCAGAAATAGCTGCTCAAACTGAAATCTCTAAATTAGGTTATGAAGAAGCAAGATTAGCTGAAATCAAATCTAAACAAACAGCTAAACCAAAAGTTGAAGAACAAGTTGTTAGACAACCTCAAATTCAACCACAGGAACAGCCGATTAATCCAGATCCAAAAGCTCAAAATTGGGCTCAAAAGAACACCTGGTTTGGTCAAGACGAGGCCATGACATATACTGCATTTAGTTTACATAAAAAACTAGTTGAAGAAGAAGGTTATGACCCACAAACGGACGAGTATTATTCTGAAATTGATAGAAGAATAAAGCTTGAATTCCCGCATAAATTTGGTAAGGTAGATCAACAAACGACTGCGAGGCCTACACAAGTAGTAGCTTCAGCTTCTAGAAATAGTAAGCCGGGTCGCAAAATTGTGAAACTCACACCATCACAAGTAGCAATCGCTAAAAAATTAGGTGTGCCACTTGAAGAATATGCGAAACAATTAACTATCACGAAGGAGTAAAAAGCATATGAGTAATGAAAACGAAAAAAGAGCTTCTCGTGCGAGTCAGACTAGAGAAAAAGAAACTCGAAAAAAAGTCTGGACTCCACCGTCATCTTTAGATGCACCCCCTGCGCCGGCAGGATTTCGTCACAGATGGGTAAGAGCGGAATCAATGGGCTTCCAAGACACTAAAAACGTCGCTGGAAGATTAAGATCAGGTTACGAATTAGTTCGTGCAGATCAATATCCAGATTCTGATTATCCAGTGATCGAAGACGGCAAACATAAGGGAGTGATCGGAGTTGGTGGCCTTGTGCTGACAAGGGTACCGGAAGAGATCGCAAAATCTAGAGCTGAATACTATGCTAAGCAAGGTATTGAGCAAGATCATGCAGTTGAAAACGATCTAATGAAGGAACAGCACCCAAGTATGCCAATCAATCAAGAGAGGCAGACTCGTGTAACTTTTGGTGGTACAAAGAAAAGTTAATTTTTTAACGATTCCTAACCAACAAGAATACACTTAAACTAACAAATGTCTAAGGAGGACAACTACTATGGCTAACAAAGATAGCGCTTTCGGTTTAAAACCGATTGGAAAAGTTGGACAAAATAGAGATAACCAAGGTTTAAGTGAATATAGTATTGCTGCTAATGACAGTACAACTATCTACTTCCAAGACCCAGTAAAACCTACTGCGGCTGGAACAATTGATAGAGGTGCAGCTGGTGGTAATCTTATAGGTTCATTGAACGGTGTTTTCTATACAGATCCAAACACACAAAAGCCTACGTGGGCAAATCACTATTCGCAAGTTAACGCTGCGGATATAGTTGCTTTCGTAGCAGATGATCCATATGAAAGATTTGAGATCCAGTCAGATAACTCAGGTGCTTCTGCACAAACTGATGTTTTCTTGAACGCGGATGTAATCTTAGCAGATGGTAATTCAGCTAACTATGTATCTAAAACTGAATTGGATGACAGTACTTTAAATAATACTTTATCTGCTCAGCTTAGAGTAATAGGAGTTTCAAAAGATCCAGACAACAGTGACTTAGCTTCTGCTAATGTTAACTTTGTTGTTATGATTAATGAACACTCATTAAAATCAACCACAGGCAACGTATAATAGGAGTATATAAATATGGCTATATCACGATCACAGCTAGTTAAAGAACTAGAGCCAGGATTGAATGCACTATTCGGCCTGGAATATAAACAATACGAAAACCAACACGAAGCGATATACACTAAAGAAACTTCAGACAGAGCGTTTGAAGAAGAAGTAATGTTATCGGGTTTTGCTCAAGCACAAGTTAAAGCTGAGGGTTCTGGTGTGACTTTTGACAATGCTCAAGAGACTTTCACTGCTAGATACACTCACGAAACTATCGCTTTAGCATTTTCAATCACTGAAGAAGCGATTGAAGATAACTTGTATGACAGACTTGCTAGTAGATATACTAAAGCATTAGCTAGATCTAT